TTTTTCAAAGTGCTTTCTTGCACTGAGATACATATCTAATCCCATTGGGGCTCCTTCTTGTTGTTTATATTAATTATACTGTGTGGGTCTGACATTTGTCAAGTGCCCTGGTGATCGTGGGGGAGTGTTGTGAGCAGTTTATAGTCGTACTCAGGACTTTCATTATCTAATTATAGATACTGAGCGATTGCGTTGTAGGTTGATGTGGAAACTGTTTCCTCATCTGTCATCTTTAGCAAGCGAATTGCGTTTGTGATTTCTTTCTTTGACTCGCGGTAAGTGCTGGAGTGAATAACCTCAAAATCCTTTTCAGGTTCTGCTGGGAACTCTCCCTCTTTTGTCTTGATGTCAAAATCAACATTTAGCGTATCTGACCAAGAACGATAGTTGGTGCGTAGGTTTTCAGCCTTTGAGAAATGAGCCATAGCCCACTTTCCAATTTCTACTTTCCAAGCCTCATAAGCAAGGGTGAAGTTTGCTTCTTTTGCTGATTGTGTTGCGTAGTCTGCTTCTAGGGTAGCAAGTGCTTCCTCTAGTCCTGCGATTACTCGTACTGTTGGGATTTTTACATTTATTGCTTTTGTTCTAGCCATTGGGTTTTCTCTTTTCTTTGTTGTGGGTTAGTTTCTATTATAGCGTGGGGGTCTGACATTTTACTGAAGTGAGCCTTTTTGTATCTTGCTCAGGATAGGTCACGCCACTTATTTATAGTGGCTGTACGCTAGCCACTTAGTAGTTAGACTACTTTGCTGTCCAAGTTGTATAACGGGCTGAACCATTTACATCTAACTTCACACGCACATTTCCATTTGCTTGTGGAGTGATTTCTTGGATTGTTCCTGTGACCTTTGACTTCTGAGTTGTGTAGAGGTCGCCTACCTTGTATGTGTTTGTTGCTACTGACATTGTGTTTCTCTTTTCTATTAGTTGGGCTGGATTGCCTTATGTATTAAGTATAGCAAAAAATCTAAGAAATAACAAATCCATTTCCAAATAATCTCAAAATGTGAGACATTTTCTATGTGATTTGCGTCACTAGGTTTCCTGCGTATAATACAATTTTAGCAGAAAAATCTCAAAAATACAAATTTTGGGGAATAATGTTAGTGTGTTCTTAAACACATTTTAGGCTGAGCGTGGCGGATTTGACAAATCAAAGATTTTGCGCCGATGATTTTTTTGCAGGGGATCTAGGTCCCACTTGCCCCTAGTATATTTGCAAGCAACATCAGTGCTAGCAACACGTACAAAAAAGTTTCCATTACTTTTTAGTTGCGCTAAACACGATGTCTGCTTTATTGTAAACACAGAGTGAGCAAGATACGCATGCGGACCCAGCAGTGCTAATTAGTGGAATGGCCTTTAAGTTTTCAGGACACTTAGCACCAGGCTTACCTATCATTTCTTTCATGTCTGCCTGCCCAATAGCAAAATTCTTAGCAAGGTATGCTAGGCGAACACCAGAATTAATTTTAAGGTCAACACCAATTTTTACATTCTCACTATCAGTGCTAAAGTAAAGAGACAGGTTATCAATATCCTTAAGCATGAGGGCAGCAGACTTCACACGAGTGTACACCCAAAATTGAATGTCAAGGTTATTAAGGATGATAGTCTTCCATGCCTCAGTGTAAGTATCATTAAAGAAATCTCCGTCCCAGTGGATACGAAATAGCATAGGGGCGTCTTTCTTGATACAGTCTGCCTTGAAATCATTAATCATATCAGTTAGCAATGCTTCCATAGTTAATTGATCTGCGTCTTTAAGTAAATCCCAATTGTGTAGTAGGTTAGCCTTTACACCCTTGAAGAGTTTTTCCAGTTTTCCTGCGTAGCATATGCTTTCACAAACACTAGTGGCACCAGGACACGAGAAAGCCTTTCCAGCAGGGAGACCAAAAGTATTTGCGATTGCTGCTTGTTTTCCATTTTTCGTGACAAGGTTAGCCACCTTTCTATCATTAGAGCGTTTTAGTTTAAGTGTATTAGTAGTCAAGGGAGAGACTCATTTCTAGTGCCATGTCTTCATTCGTTACTGAGTCTGCTAATTCATTTGTCCAGCAATAATCACAGATAGGCATGAATTCATCAACCGCATTTTCTTTACATTTAGGGCAGGTTGTTGCGTAGTATTCATCTAGCAGTTCATCATTTTCGTAGGTCATGGGCTATTCTCCTTGTTGTTTCTTTAATTGTAGCAGTTCGGACTGACATTTCCTACGATTGTAGGCTTTCTTTGAAGGCACGGCAGAGGCAGCATTAGAACGCCTTAGTTCCATAAGTCTGCGTAATTCCTCATTTGTTTTCTTCATATAGCAATACTAACACACATCTGATAAAAATGTCAAATCCAGATCGTGTGATAAAAATCACAAAAAATTTTTCCCGCCCAGGATTGGGGGAAATAAAAATTGCCTTCTTAAAGATATTTTATAAGGGTTACCAGTGAGTAGGTCAAGGTTATCCACAGGTTATACACAGACACACCCGAACGCGCCGATGAAAAAATTGCAGTTTTTATTCTGCAATCTTTTTTTTATTTATTCTTTTTCGATTTCATCTAACAATTCCCAAAGTATTGGTTCTAGTTCTTTAGAAACTAAATCTAATTTTTCTTGTAGTGTTTTCATTACTGAACCAACCCTTCGAACCATTGAGAAAATCCACCTGTAAAGAATACCTCTTCACCTTGCGAATTAGTGAGTGTTGCGATTACTGATTCAGTTTCATCATTAACCTCAAGAATCTCTTTTACAAGATAATTTTGGTTATTGGAGATAAACAGTTTTCCAACAGTGATTTTATTGATTATTGATAGTGACATTAGTTTTCTACTTTCTTTAGTTCATGATTATTATTAAGGGGGCGATTGTTATTAGAGAACATGGACTCTATAACCGCTTTATCTTTTATTGATTGAGCAATTCTTTTTTCTTGTTGCTCTTTAAGAATTCTATCAAAGGTACTCATTAGTCAAAGTATCCAAATTCTCCTATGCAAGAACCACAGATACCTGAGAATTCTTGCTCATGCTTTTCGCAATAAGCGACTTTCTTTTTTTCATTAGTGTTAGTCATTTTTGACCTAACCTTTCTTAGTGAGAGTTTCTCACTTTCTTACTCTGTAAGTGTAGCACGAAAGGCTGACATTTATCAAGTTACTAGGCAGTAATTCCACATAGTAAGACGCTCAAGGCGTGTGATAGTAGTCACAAGAGTTATCCACAAGAGTTATCCACAACAGTTATCCACAGGCGCCGATGAAAATTTGTCGGCATTTTTTTTACTCACCTTCTTCAATAAAAACATAAAACGGAATTGTTGCGTTGTAAATAAATTTAGTAAATTCTTTTTCACCAAATTCATTTTGTGTTTCTACTTCATAGTTATCGCCTGTACCATCAGTAGAAATAGAAATGACTTCAACAATATCATTTTCAATTCTGATTAAATCACCAACCATTAACTGATCTGGTGTTAAGTTATCTGCGTGAGTTAATTCCATAGCAATCATTGTATCAGACATTTTATTCCTCATCTTCATCTAGTGGGTCAATAAACCAAGATAGGTGGTGCTGTTCAATTATAGCCCACGCAGGTGCTTGCTTGCTACCTTTATAGGTTATCTGAAAGTCACCAACCATAGGCATGTCAATTAAGCGGTTATAGTCCTCATCATAGGCTGCGTCAATAGCCTCAATACAAGGGGCAACCATTTCTGAGGGTACGGGTGGATAGTGATTACCTTTCAAGTGATAAAGTAATTGTGTTTCAAGGTCTAGTACCTCATCTTTTATTCCTAGTGCTGTTACTGATCCCATTATTTATACCTCTACGCTTTCGTTGTTGTTAGTTAATTGCTTTATGTCCGCAACATAGACATTATCTTTATCTATTCCATACTTTAATTGGAATTGAAAGACATCTATGGCTTCATCATAGTTTTCTGCTTGGACATCTATGTAGGTTAGAAATTCAAAAGTTTCCATTATTTTGATACCACCATTCCTGTTGTGTAAAAAGTTTTTGTGTGTAACTTACCTGAAGGTTCAGATAAATTAACTACCCTGTATTCTTTAGCATCTCCATAGTCAATAAAACTATTAAAGACATTTACTGCGTCAAGGGCATTAGAATAGCGTCCAACCCAAAGTGTATTGGTGTCACTATCATTGGTGCTAGTTACTGAGTATAGGTATTCATTATTCATTAGTTATTCTCCTTAGTGATAAATAATTGGTGTGGATTACAATCGCAAGACTCTGTATCAAAGTCCTCACCCTGTGCCCAAAATTGCCAACCTTGCCCATAGCATTTTTCGCAATTTTCTATTTCTGTGTATAGTGTTTTCATTACTCCCATTTTAATTTTCTACCTTTACTGCTACTGTACGGCATACGACTTTTCCAAAATTATTAGGGCGTACTTCCACTAGATAACTTTCGCAACCCTGATACCATACGGCTTTAGGGTGTATCTCTGCTGAGATAATTTCTCCTGTAAGGGTACGGGAGCGGTATTGTGTTCCTACAAGTAGGTGTTCTATTGTATAGACATTTGCTGACATTTGCCAACCTCTTTCTTTTTGTTGTTAATTCTATCCTACCATGAGGGTCTGACATTTCTGCTAGACACGCCCAAAGTAAATAGACTTTCTTTTTTTACTTACTATGTAAGTCTAGCCTATTAGACATAAATTATCAACCTACTAGCCAGTAAGTCCAAATGGTGAGACGCTCAAGCCATGTGATAAATCTCACAGCGTGGCAACACGCCCGAACGCGTCGATGAAATTTTTATCGGCAAAAAATTGAGCAGTTTTAAATCTTGCTCAGGATTTTTTATTTTATTTATTAAGTCGTTCAGTTCGCAACGCAACTTGTAATCTGCGAATTTCTTTATGCTGTTCAATATTTTGTTTCCAAAATAAACACATCATAGTTACAGATCCAGCAAGCGCAATTGTAATTGCGATTAGTGTTCCAGTATCTAAAATCATTTAGTCATCTCCAATTCTTTATAGCAAGCAATAGCAAATTTAGTTGAGTCAAATCTTGGGTTATCTGTTTCAAACATTAGAGAAAATTCATCTACTAAGTCAGCAAATAAAATTTCTCCTTGTTCATCAAAAACAGAAGTAGCAAAATAATTGCTAAGAATTTCAGCAGTAGCAACATAGTCTTTACGGGTCATCATTAGTTTGCCACCTTTAGAATTGCGTATGAACCGCGCTCATTGATTTCTTTAAGTGCAGGCTCTAAGGCAGGCGCAATTAAATCTTTTAGCATACTTTCAAGTAATTGAATTCGTGTGAATTCATCAAGTGCTAAGACCTGTTGAGCGATTGGGTGAGTTTCATCAAATTCTGTTACGAATTTTAGATTGTGTTCTATTGAGATTGTCATTTATTTTATTTCCTATTCTTTAGTTTGAGTTTGAGGGGATTAGAGTGCCACGCATTGTGCCACTAATTCCAAGAGAGTCACAAGCGACTCTAACGGATACGCCAACAGGTAATTGAGTTGGGTAAGTTGAGATGAATTGAGCAACCGCACCTTTAGAGGGTAGGCTGATTGTTTTTACAGAACCATTAAAGGTTTCTAGTTTTAGAGTGTAAGTCATTATTTGACTTCCTTTCGTTTTTAAGTGATAAGACTATCTTACCATTAGGGGCTGACATTTTGGCTACTTATTTGCTAAGGCTCACTGTGATACTGGTCACATTTATTTGCTTAGGCTCATTAGCCAATTTGTCCTTTATTTAATTTTTTTCTATACCTAGAAGTATAGCAGACCAAACCCCAAAAGTCAAATTTAGACACGCACAAATCGGACATTTTGACTATGATTTACATCACATTTTGCCGATGAAAAAATCGCAGTTTCTACACTGCGACCTTTCTTTTATTTATTCAACAGGTAAAATTTCAAACACATCAAAATTTTCTAATTCGCTTTCACTAAGTTTAGTAAAAATTTTATTTAAATTAAAAACTGCTTGTAGATCTGTATCTGCTTCAGTTACAAAACTGATTAAAACATTTCTTTTCATTTACTTTCCTTTCTTGTATAAGAAATCCCACGCCTTACGGCATAAGATGATTGACTTACAGTTATCACAACAGATAACACCATGAGGGTTTAAGTCAAGGTCATAGATGTCTATGCTAGTGCTAACCGCACCGCATACTGATTTAATTGGTACATAGGTACTCATTTATTTTCCTCTTTCATTTTTTCTTGAATTGCTTTTGATTTCATTAGGGCTTCTAAGCCTTTACCTAATGAGGCAAGGCGTTGAGCCTCTACCATTTGTTTGTATTCATCTAATTTCATTTAGAGTAACTACCTTTCTTTATTGCCTCATCTAGCATTTTTGCTAAATCAGGGTGAATTCCTAATGCTGGACTTTCCCAGTAGGTTTCTAATTCTAATTTTTCTACAAAATCTTTCATTAGTATTACTCCCAACTTCTATTAGTAGCGTACACCTTGCGAGTGCTAGGTGTGTAGTTTTCTAACTCTGTTAGAGAAACTTCTAGGATAGTACCTTTAAGAGATACTAAGTCTAGGTATTCGTTAGCGTAGACTTCGCTAGGCACTACTAGAGTCGTAGTGCTAAACTCTCTTGATAGAGGATAGTTAGGGTTAGAGTTATGCTCTACCTTGTAGGTTAGTGAAAACATTTTGTTTTCCTTTCTTTAAGAGATTTACTTATTGTTCAATCTTTATACTAGTAAGTATAGCACGGGGTACTGACATTTTGACCTGTATTTCGGGCGTGTCTGAAAAGTATTTTTGTGATAAACCTCACATAAGTTATACACAGCCTGTGGATAACCTCGATGAAATTTTTATCGGCGATTTTTATTCACTTTTTACAGATAAATAAAAACCGCTAATTAAACAGATCATAGAAAACCAAAACAATGCGTTTCCACTTTCAAAAAAAGTTTGATAAAAACTCATTTTTTATAAACCTTCTTTCCATAGTATTCATCAAATTCAGTTATAGTCATTAGACCTTTATACTCATTACAGAAACCGCAAAATAGCGTTCCCTGAGAATAAGTGTTTTCACAAAAGCAACAAATTAGAGTACTCATTATTTAGACACATACCAATCTGTCCACATAGGTAGACGCTCAGGGTCACCATCATAGTAGTAACGCTCAATGTTATTTTCACAATCTTGACAGAAAGTAAATTGCTCATCTCCAATTTCTGAGATAGCAGATTTCATTGGATTGTGCTCTACGCACTTTTTATTTTCTAGTGTTATCATTTTTGACAACCTTTCTTTTTTTTATTAGTTAATTTTTATTAAGTTTTTTTATCTAATTACTTAGATGTTGGAAGTGAGTTACCACAGCGACTATGGTAGCATTTTCTACCATACTTGTCACCTTCTGGTGTACACATTTCGTGGATTGTAGCAGGTGCTAAAACAACCTGACCACATTGGCAGGTATTCATTAAACCTGCTGGGTAATCGCTTACTGTAGCGAATCCCTGACCAAAGATACTATTTGACATTTTATGTCCTTTCTAAGTTTGAGAACCTTTCTCAACTTTCTTTATACTGTAAGTATAGCAGGGGGGTCTGACATTTAGGGGGGTATAAAACGGACATTGTGGACATTGTGATGTAGCACACATGTGATATAGACCACATTTGCCGATGATCTATATAGGGGGTATATACATAGGGGGTACCTGTATGGGGGGGTACCTGTATGGGGGTACCTATATAGGGGTACCTGTATAGGGGGTGTGTATATAGGGGGGGTATTTTTTATCGGCGTTTTGTGATGGACATCACATGCGACACGCCGTGTTATAACTTGACTTTTAAGGGTAGATGTGTTATTATACTAGTATAAGAAAAATTAAATAGAGTTAAAAGGTCAATGAGCCTAGCAAATAAGATAACAAAAAGTTATATGAGCCTAGCAAATAAGTGACCTAAATCACATAGTACACGCTCCACATAGTGAGACTACTAGTGAGTATACTAGACAGTACGGGAAATGTCTGCTAGTATTACTACTATAACAATTAAATAAAAAAGTTTGAGCCTTTAGGGTGAGCCTCTAGAAATAGAGCAAATAAATCTAAAGCAAATAAAACTTAGCCCCTATTAACTAAAAAAGAAAGGTGGTCAAAAATGACTACATTAAATAACTACTATAACGAAATACGCTCTGATATTGCTAAAGAGTTTGGATTAGAGGCAGCAGGTTACGCCCCTGTCCCTAAGTACGCATTGACATTACGCCAATGTCAAATACTAAACAATAAGTACCCTATGGATAAGGCTAAGTATATTGTTAAACGCTACATGTCCCTATATGGTAACAAAAAGGTAGGTAAGTAAATGAGCCTACCCCTTATTGTCCTAGCCTTGTCAGTGCTATGCGCTATAATTGTACTAATCCCTACTATGTTAGATAAGGATAGCGAATTCTAATGCACCTATACCTATGTTCATCATGCAACACGCTTGCTATAGTGACACAAAAAAATAAACAAATAACAATCAACCCATGTTCATGCACAACAGAAAAGAGATAAATAAATGAATACAAATACATGCAAGGTAATTAACTGTGACTCAACAGAATTGGTCTATAGTGGTACAGATGCCTTTATGCTAGGCATTAACACAGAAACCTATTGCTATAACTGTGCTAACGCATACGCACAGATAGATAGAGTTATGTCTAAGGTACGTCAAGATTACCTAGACTCACTCACTCCAGTATCAACACTCACTACATCAGACTAGGAGATACATGTTAGATTTTATTACATCACCATTTGAATGGTTTGCTAATGTAGTCCAATACTCACTTATTTTTATGGCAATTATTATGTTAGTACTAACAATAGGCGCGGTAGTTGCAATACCTTTAGGATTAAAACTATTAGGTGTTGCATTTGCTAAAACTATTGTAGTAGAAACTAGTAAAGTGTTAAAAGATTTAGGTATTAACAAAATAGATGCTAAGCAATCTGAGGACATCAAAACACTCAAATACCACTATGACCAAAAGGTAGTCCCTATTTTAAGTAGGGTCAAAACATAGTTAGTGGGGGCGGTACCATCCAATTAAATGAGGGTGGTACCCTATGCCTCAACAATTTAGCAGATCAATTTAGCAGATCAATTTAGTATCTGATCCACAATTATGTGCTCACTATTATTTTGATTTGCTTTTTTTAAAATTATGTATCGTACATTTAATAAAAATATTCAGATTTACCACAAAGTGAAAATAAATAATTTTTCAGATTTTGTGCTATACTGAATCTATGAAACTATTCCAGATCCTGTCTCCAAAAAAGGGTACATCTAAAGAAGCAATCGACATTGTTAAAGAAGAAGGCTGTGGTGGTAACTGTACCTGTAAGACTAATCCTTCTCAGTCTTCTTAAAATCAGCAAAACGCTTCCTAGCAAGTTTTAACTGTATCTCCGATATGTCATTATAGACAGAGTTGCGTCCTGTGCTTTCTGCTGCAAGAACAACAGTTCCTGTTCCTCCAAAGAGTTCTGAAACAGTATCTCCTTCAAGTGTAAACATCTTAATTAAGTGTTTGGTTAATTCTAATGACATTGCATCTGAGGTATATGCCAGGGTAGCGTATAACTCTCTCAATTGTTCATGATCATTCTTAAACTCTAAAATAGGATTAAGGTGTTTGTTAATGTACTCTTTGTCATGTCTGGGAAGTCCTTTTGATAGATGTATAACATATGCGTAAGAAGGATAGATTCCATCAGCGGTTTCCTGATCATAGTATGACCAGACCATAGTAACATTATGTTGAAGATTTGATTTTTTTGCAACGGTAGATAGATATCTATGCATCAAGTCATAATCTGATGATGGCAGAACCATAAGAATGCTTCCATTATGCTTTAAGGCTTTGGCTGCGTTGTGCGTAACCTTGACAAGATTTTTAATAAAGGCTTTTTTGTTTTTTACTTTATTTAGTTGTTTTTCAGGTCTAGCATATCTATTGACGTCAACTCCAAAATACGGAGGGTGCAGAATAAACAACTCAATAGACTCATCTACAACAATTTCTTCCATAGCATCGCCATTTAAATATTCATGCTTCATAATTTACCTTATTCTGATCGTATATAAACATTATACCTTATAGTGACCTATGATATGTTCACGCTTATCATGCAGGGTAATTCCAGATTTTTCCTGGAACTGATCATATAATTCTTTTGAGCCTATGCCATATACGCCTAAAGACATATCCCCAGTTAGAATCTTAGCAGCCCTATTATAAGAATGCCCGTTCATGTTATCCCAATCGGGGTTATCATCCCAGTGTAGCCTTCTCTTATCTGTTCTGTACTCGTCGTTATAGGCATGCCACATATAATGGAAAGATGGGTTGATCAATTTGACTCCCCTGGTATAAAACCTCAAGGCCAAGGTTGGTTCTTCGCCAATAAAGTACAGTTGATGATCATATGGAATAGCCTTTATAATTTTTGCATCGCAAAACAAGGAGTTAGCACAAAGGAAGTAGGCTTCATATCCGTACTTAGAGTACTCAACGTCATACCATATTGGCCATGGCATTGACTCTCCTTCTTTCCAGCCCATAAAACCGACTAGTGGCTTCTTTCCAAAATCATAAAAGTTTTCTTCTCCAGTTTCGTGGTTTCTTCTAAAACCTCTTGGGTGCATGGTAAAGGCTATATCAGATCCCCAATGTTTTTCACACATAACATAATTTTCAAGAACAACCTTATCCCAGTTTGGAATAAATCTAGAATGAGAATCTATTTGTAAATAATAATCGTGTTCAATTCTTCTAGATGCAATTTCTCTTGCCCAACATGCTCCCTGGCTTTCTTGCCAAGAAATTTTTTCATATCTTAGTTGTTCTTCTGGAATAAAAGAAAGATCTGGATGTTCTTGTGGGGCAGCCTGGGAAACAATAGAAAAAAACAACCTATTTTTAAATGCAGCATTCTCATAGGCATTTCTAACTGTATTCACAAGATCTGGATCTCGATAACTTGCAATAGAAATAAAAATTGTTTTTATGTTTTGGTTTGTATTTATCTTTGGAGCATTAACCTTACCAACTAGCGGAGGAATCGAAGGTATACGAATCATTTCCAATCAACCTCTTCATCATATGTAACAGAATACTCTCCCATATATACTTCAGCATAAGAAATTATATCCTTACTATATCTCATTACCGTGTTAATACCTACCTTGTCGGACACGTACTTCTTACCGTCTAAAATCGGCTCAAAGGGCACACCAGAGAGTTCAAAGGCATTGTTTAGGGTATCTATGTACCTAGCCTTTCCAAACCTCTTAGAAACCAATGCTTGGCTTGTTTGGGTTTTTCTAAATAGATTATCTGCTTCAATAGATTCTGGAGAATTCTCAATAATGTAGTCAATAGAAGGATGGCTCATCCGAGTAGACCATGCTCGCATATTCCTTGCATACGACTCCATGTTTCTTAGAGTCGAATCTGCATATGCCATGCGTAGATGGTCAGAGTGAGATGTAGGAACCTCTATCGCGTCGGCGATTAAAAAAGCGGTTGCGTATGGGAACTTGTTAGTGTATATCTTTTCGGCGAAGTGTACATTCGGATTAAACGAGTTTAGTGCCATCCCGTCGACTAAAAGCCTCATATGATTTCCGATTGACACATATTCCGAACGATTCATATCGCAATCAACAAACAAACATTCTGACGGATCTATACCATCGGCGAGACATAAAATATTTTTGTCGTATGTGCCGACGACTTTAGAACCGTTATGTCGATTTAAAAACTCTGCTGAAAGAATTCCATCTGCATCTGGGGATATAATTAGATTTGTCGAATGCTGCAGGGTATTGATTATGGCTGTTTTCATTTTATTCAAATACTCCTGTTATAATAATATAGTTATGACAATACAAGACTGGGCTTCCTTAATCGTAGCGATACTTACAATTGTATCATCAATCGCCTTTTCTATCAAGTGGCTAGTCAAACATTATCTCAGCGAACTTAAGCCTAATTCTGGATCGAGTCTCAAAGATCAGGTTTCAAGATTAGAAAGTGCTTTAGACGATCAGAGAATTGACTCTATAAAATCTAGAGATCGACAAGAAAAGAAACTTGATGAAATGTATCAAATTCTAATTAAGCATATTGCTGATAATAGTAAATAACCTAATTTGCCTATTTGCTATATATAGTATATAAGATATATAAATATAAACCTTTAAAGATAGTTCTTTTTTCTTATATATTTTAAGTATACACTATCCCAGTTTTGACTAAGTATTACAAAGAAGACAAAACGGACATTAACCATTATAACAATCTGATAACTTTTAATCTTAGTGTCCAGATTGTACTGATATGATATAATTTAAGTTGACTAGTACTCTGGTTTGTCCTTCATACCCACCAGCCTGAGTACTAGTCTTTTTTTATGGTATAATCTAAGTATTATGAATCTTTGTTCACCTGAGATATTTGGAGCAGATCCAGCCAGAATTAAATGGCAGATTGTTAGAGGAGATACCTCTCCGCTTCGTGTTGAATTTTTAGAAGATGACGAAGTAACATATTTTGATATATCTGATTGGACATTTGAGGCTACTACTTATGATCCTCAGTCTGACATTCTTGATTCCCTGGAAGTTTCACGTGGAACAGGATATGTTGATATTCTTGCCCCTGCATCTATTACAGAACTATGGGGGTTTGGTTTTAAACCAGTTGTAACGGAATTAACTTTTGACCTTCAAGTAACTATTAATGGAGAAACCATTTGGACACCATTGATTGGAACTATCTCTGTCCTTGGAGATATTACAGGTAGCCTATAATGGCAGTTGTAAAAGTATCAACTCCTAGACCTGAGTTGCCAGCAGTAATTAAAATTAAGAACAAAATATTTAAAGTAAAATCATAATTCCGTGAGATAATCAATCCATGGCTGCTTCTAAATCTATGGACTTTCCCAGTGCAAAAAAGTCTGGCTACGCAGCGCAAGTAGAACAGAATCAAAATACATACCAAGAGAATACACTATCATTTCTTCCAGTACCTGGACCACAAGGTCCTCAAGGTCCCGCAGGTAGAGATGGCAAAGATGGAAAAGATGGATCAGTTGGACCTCAAGGCCCAGAAGGACAAAAGGGACAAAAGGGAGAAAAAGGATCTTCTGGACAAAACGGATTAAGTTCTTTATCTTCTTCAGGTCAACAAGCAGGTTGGTCTTCATATTTTACAGATTCTGAAATTGAGATTAGGCTAGGAGCAACAAGAGGAACTGACGGATGGGTAAGCCTATACATCTCTGATGGAGAAAAGAATGAGGAATTTTTGCCAAAGGACTGTGTAAGTCTATGGAATCCACACTCAAGAATGCTAAATTTTAAAGGACTAAAAATAGGATCTCAAGTTTTTGTAACTTACAACCTAGAGTTGACAACCTTTACTCAAAATACTGAAGTCTGGATGAGAACCTTCTTTCCATCACACGAGCAGGAAATTGCACACCTAGTAGGGTCTTTTAAATATCAACACACCTACAACATATCTATCACACAGCAGGTATTTATTGAAAACCAAAAAATGTGGGGTAACGGAGCAGTTCCTCAATTAAGAACAGATTTTGACGCATCCGTAATCCTTAATTCTATCTACGTCAGCGTGGTATAATAAAACTATGGCATTTCCAGGAGAATTAAATATTAGTTACTACAAAGGTGACACCTACGAGTTTAAAATCTACCCTAAAAAGACAGATGGCACAGTTTTTGACCTATCTGCATTTATTCTTTTGTATGACGACGACTCAAACTCATCAACACCTCAAGTTGCCTATGACACTTCAAAATTTGTTTTTTCTACATCTAGAGGAGCCTCTGGTGTAGCAAATCAAAGAGCATGCTATTCAAAAATTTCTGATGACAAAACACATATTGTTTGTGCAATTAGACCAGCAGACGGATTAACAATGACAGCAGGAACACAGTATGTTTACGATGTTCAGGTTTCTACAAACACTTCTGCAAATGGCTATCCAGTTGTTCATACTCTTCTAAACGGATTTATAACCGTAACAGATCAAGTCGCAACTGGCTCTGGAACTCCCTGATTAAGGAATAATATGGCAGACGTACTTTTATCAACAGACGACATGACGGTACTTGGTGGTCCAGCCTCTATTTCTGTTGACCTTGATTTTGGTCCTGCTGGAACACGTGGAAGTCTTTGGTATACAAATTCATCAGGCGCCCCAACCTCAACTCTTCCAGTTTCCAATCCAAATGTTTTTGATATTTGTATAAACACAAATCCAGGGCATGTAGACTATCTATATATTTATCAATACAAAAATGTAAGTGGAACTAATTCTTGGAGCAAGTTGTTTAAACTAATTCCAAATACTTATAGCGTAAATAGGTCTGTAACTTTTGCAGCAGGAGAACAAAGAGTCAATATTCCCGTTGCAAGCCTAGTCCCATCTTCTATGATTGGAACAGCAACTTCGGCAAACTTTAACATTCAGTACTCAATAACTGGAAATGACGAACCTCTCGCCTCTTCAGTCTCTGTTCTTCCATTGGAGAGCGTAGATACTGTATTATCTCTGCCTTTACTTTTTAAAGCGGTTGAATATAACGGAACAGGTTGGGTAGATTTGGCTAAATCAGTAACAGTCCATCTATTCATTACCGTGGTATAATCTAAAGTGGTGATAACTTATGACTGAGAACATTGACGGTACCCCAAACGGAACTGGTTTATTCAATACCAAGATTCCAGCACTTTCAGACGCAGCAGATATACAAGCAGCGCTAAAGTTATATCACTATGGCTCGTATACTTATGACGGTGCCAATACTAACACTTCTTCTTTGACAACTCCATCTATTGCAAGCCACTTACAGTCATTATCAAATAGAGTTACTGCACAAGAAAACCTTGGAGTTGGTTCTGAATATAGCGCAACTTTACCTACAACACCAGTAGAGGGATATATTTGGATGGATTCAAACTCAACAGCAACAGTTACTCAAATTGTTTCTACTGCAAGTTATCAAACAACCGCTCCAACAAATGGTCTTACTCAAGGAATGCTTTGGGTAGACTCAGACTCATCACCACTAAAAATGTATGTATACTCAGGTACTGCCTGGTTAGAGATAGGTGCATAATGAGTGACGAAAGAGATCAGATGTTAAAAGAAATTGCAATTGCCAAATTTGTTGAACTAGGATTTACAGAGGCAGAACTAAGAGCATTGGGGTTGAGATCAGATGGCAACAACTAGTAGCGTTGGTAAAACAGCATACATTTATGATCAAGGTACTGATACTTGGTATCCAGTTTCTGGAACTACAAATGCAGCAGCAAATTTTGACTGGTCAGGAGCACACTCATTTGGTTCTACAGTATCTTTAAATGATGTTGTTGTATCAAAAGCAGGAGTAAATAATTTTGCAACATCAACAGTTAGAGATGCTGTAATCACCGCACCCCCTGAAGGCCTTGTTGTTTTTGTACGACAAGATGCATCAGGAAATCAAATTAATCAAATTCAATATTATCATGCTGGTAAGTGGAGAAACTATAATGACTCTTGCTGGCTTGAAACCAAAACTGCAGACTATCAAATAGTTCTTTTAGATGCTGGAAAAACAATTAGAGTTGAGTCATCGTCTAACGTAACAATTACTATTCCATCTTATGCAACAATCCCATTTGTCGTTGGACAAAAAATTGAGATTGTTAGAAAAGGTAGTGGAGAAGTATCTATCGCACCTGCAGCAGGAGTGACTCTTTATAGCAAGAATTCAAATAGAAAAATTGCAGCACAATGGTCTGGCGCTGTTTTAGTAAAAGATGATACAAATGCATGGATTCTTATTGGCGATTTGAAAGCGTAGGATCAGATGCTTGGATTCCTTGGCTTATGGTCTTCATCAAAAGGTATGGTCTTAGTACCAAATCTTTCTGGACTTACACAGGCACAAGCAATTTCAGCAATACAATCAGCAGGACTGACTGTTGCCTCAATTATTTCTACAACCTCAACATCAGACTCTAATCTATCAAATAAGGTTGCACTACAAACTCCTGCATCTGGAACTCTAGTTGATTATGAAACCACTGTTGATCTTTCTATTTATAACTATGTAGCAGTAACAACAACTACCACAACAACTTCTGGCGGTGGCAGTGGACCTGTAACAACATCAGCCCCAGTTGCAACTATAAGTAATTTAACATATACAAAAACTGGTACTACTACTGGAACTCTTTCTTGGTCTGGAAGCAATATAAATAATTATCTGTTTACTGGAAACTCATCTTTATATCCATCACCATACAACTATGGAGCATACACTGCAACATGGCCAGGAAACCTTGTTAACTTGACTGAAGGGCAGTCTTATACAGTCACTATAACTGTGATAAATAGTGCTGGTGCTGGAAACTCACAAACCATTACTTTTGCTCACCCAGTTGTTACTACAACTACTACTACAGTTGCTCCTACAACTACAACTACAACAACTACAACAACTGTTGCACCACTTCCAACACTACCAACACCAGTAATTCAAACATATGCTGGCTGGCAAGTTTATCCAGGATCAGTATATGCAACATTTAACATAACTAACTTTGATTCAACATATACAACAACTTATACTTCTACTCTTGGAACTCAGAATCCCGAATTCCCCGAAGAATTTATTGTTGAAAATTTAACACCAAATCAATCCTATACGGTTTATATAACTGCATCTAAGGATGGGTATACAAGTTCTACTGGTTCATCAACATTTACTGCAAATCCTGCAAATAATCCTACTACTACCACTACAACGGTTGCCCCTACAACAACTACAACTACCACTACAACGGTTGCCCCTACAACAACTACTACAACAACTGCAGCACCAGCAACTGGTACAGCGTATCTATCATATTGCTTCCTCGGAACCCCTGTAGAAGAATCATATCCTGTTAATTCCGATAACACGCTTGTACAAGATATTAACCAAGCAATTGCTGCCTACACTTCATTTCTTCAAGGTTTAAATCCTCCAGCAACAAGTATTTCGGTTTCAATAGTTTCTCAGCCTGCAGCACCAACAAGTTGTCCACCTGTAAATACAACTACAACTACAACTACTGTAGCACCTACAACTACAACTACAACCACTGTAGCACCAGGTGCATTTACTATTAGCGGTATATCTTCAACTACAAATTCTGTAACTTATTCTTGGTCAAACCCTCCAGCAGGAACTGCATTCTATACTGTTCAATACTCTGATAATGATGCAGTCTATCCATCAGAAACAACAGGGTCAACATCTAAGACATTTACTGGTCTTGCTCCAAACACTTTACATACAGTTTTTGTTACCGCAAAAAATTCTAACAACGGCTATTTAGCAGATGCCAGTGCTTCTATTTCTACAAGTGGTGCTGCAACAACTACCACAACCACAGTTGCTCCAACTACTACTACAACCACAGTTGCTCCAACTACTACTACAACCACAGTTGCTCCAACGACTACCACAACTACAGCATCCCCTGCAACCACGACAACGACAACAGCATCCCCTGCAACCACGACAACAACAGGCCTTGACTGCTCTGGAAATACTTGCGATCCAGCACGAAGTTACACTGGCACAAGATCTGTTTCAACATCTGTATGTGCTTCTGGAACAATGAACACTTATACTTGTTGGACTCCAGGAACATGCGATAATGTTACTACTGACACAGGTTGTGTTGCTACTGGTTCAACTACGACTACAACAACTGCAGCACAAGAGGTATCCAGACTTTGTACATCATTTAACGTTGCGAACCAAGACTGTGTATCTCAAGGATGCAGCAGCGGAGGTTGCGGTAGCGGTTCAATATGTACATCAGGAGTTGAATATAGATGTGCTTACCTATAAAGGAGAAAATAAATGATTAATGATATAGATATAGAGTTTCAGTCTGATCAAGGTAAGGGGCAGGCATTAGTGTGGGTGATTGATGGAGAATGTTTGTATGATCTTCCATTAAATAAAAACTATGCAAGCATGTTCTTAGCAACAACTGATATACTTGATGTATCAAATGAGTATCCAGATAATGAAGGAATCACTGTGAGATTAATTAATAATGGAGTTACTTTAGAAGATTTTAATACCTCTGAATATTTTGGAAGTATTCTTTTAAGCAGCCCACAGATATTGGATCTAGCAGACTACCCATATGGCAGGTATGTACAATCTCCAAACGCACAGTTTGATGGTGAGAAGTTTATAATTTTAAATCAAGACGTTACTGATTTTCTACCGTAGAATAGGATAAACAATGACAAGTCGTTGGGAAGAATACAAAGCAAAAAATGGAGTAACTCCATTAGATTTGCTTAACCCAAAAACAAAAAAAGCAGAAAAGACTTTGGGGGAGGAAAGGTTTGAGATATGCAAAGCCTGCCCAGAATTGATACAGGTAACCTCTCAATGTAAAAAGTGTGGCTGCTTCATGAAAATCAAAACAGGTCTAGAGGCAGCAACATGTCCAATCGGAAAGTGGTAGATAGCATATTTGTTTCTATAGCATCATTCCGTGATGCTGAATTAACAAACACCCTGTATAGTCTATTATCTCAAGCAAAAGACTTAGGCAAGATTCACGTTTGTATTTTTTCTCAGGATGAAGATGACAAACATCCAAAACTAGAAAATCTGTTTGACCTATTTGGAGTATCAGACTACACATATAAAAAGATCAACTATGTAGATTCTTCTGGAGTAGGATACGCAAGAAATTACATTCAAGATTTTATTAAGCCTGAGCATGACTTCTTCTTGCAAATTGATAGCCACTCAAGATTTGCTGAACACTGGGACGAGATGCTTGTTGATGATTATAAAAAATGTTATAGTAATTGGACAAGTGAGATCATCCTGACCTCTTACCCACAAGGTTATGTTTATGATGAATATGGAAACACTTATTCTGATAAATTTGAAAGACCTACTGCAGTAAAGGGGGTAATTTCAGAAAGTGAGACACTAAGATATAACTGTAAATATACAGAGTATATTGGAGAAGATTTTGGAATGCTTACTGGATACTTTTGTGCAGGCATGGTTTTTGGAAAAACAGAGTCTTTTTTAAATACTAGATATGATCCATGTATATATTTTAATGGAGAGGAGCAAACCCTTTCTATTAGGTTTTATGAAAAAGGGGTTAAGTTAATTGCCCCGCCAAGGAATTATATTTTTCATGATTACAGCGGTAAAAAAAGAAAAAGGCAGTGGGATGGAGATCAAGAGGCTCACATCAAAAATGACCAGGCATCTGCTCAGAGACTGAATGATTTTTATACTGGTAATTTGGCTGACGAACGATACTCTTTAATAGACATCTCTTCACTACAGTCCTGGATAGACTGCTTTGTAGATCAAGATCACCTAGATTCTTGATATGATATAATTAATAAAAAGGGAGTTTTTATGTCAGAAGACAAACCAGTAAGACCTTGGGATATGTTTAATAAAAATATTGGTAGGGTCAAGCCAGAGGTTGCAGAAGCAAGACTTGCTGCCTGTCTAGGATGTAAGCATTTGATTAAGATGACCAAGCAGTGCAAAAAGTGTGGTTGTTTTATGGAAGCAAAAACAAAACTCCCACATGCAGAATGCCCTATAGGAAAATGGGGCAAAGAGAAAGAACTATATACAGAGGAGATCGAGTAATGACAGAGCCAAGAAGTTTTGCCCTAATAGTAGACAATGTAGTTCAGGCTACATTTGATGTTTCCCCAGAAGCCGAAGCAGCCTTTATAAAAGAAATATCTGGGCTAAATGATATTCCCGTAGGAACAAAATTTAACCCAGATACTCAGTCTTTTTACTCAGATTTGTCTGACAATCCTATTCAGGAAAGCGATTCATCCATTCTTTAGTTCTTGGAGTCAAGCCTTTCCAGGCTGACCAATCTTTTCCACCGTTTGACATATGAAATGCAATTTGTGCATTTACAACGGGATTTAGAAGGTCTGAGTTAGTTACAAGGTTAAACTTGTCTCTACGATCAGGACCTAGCATGCCAATCATATTAATCTGAAACATACCATAAGAACTGTCGCCAGTCCCAGTATTTCCATTAAATCTGATTGGTTGTCCATTAGACTCTTTTTTGGCTATTGCCCAAGCCTCCTTTAGATCGTTGCCCCTAAAGCCAACGAGGTATAAAAGTTCCTTGAGTTCACCATCGGTTAGAGAACCCTTATTTTCAAACTTTTTTAATTTTTGCTCTGTAGAAACACTTAAAGCCTCTTGCGAGGCTTGACTTGTTACAACTACAGGTTTTGTACTTAAGTTGTTGCGTTCACTAGCATTAGCAGCATTTAAACCTTGTGCTGACATTACTATAATCGTGAGTATTCCGATGAGTTTTTGTTTATCTTGTGTTATGTTCATCTGTTTCCTCCTTAGAAACGAAAAACCCCTTTCAGGGTTGTTACTACCAAGTATAACATAATTTTACCCCAAAAGTCAATTTTGAGCACATTATTTTTAAAATGGCAAATGTAGACATTGAAAAGTGGTATAATGAATCATTATGACAAATACAAGCGGATCTTTCCCATTACCATACCCAGAGTCTTCTGATCCAGTTAATGTTCATGGAGATATTAAAGACTTGGCTTCAGAAGTAAGTCAAACGCTGAGCGCTTTAAATTTATCTATTATTCAAATTAATGTTATAAATAATTCTG